CTTACGAGTCGCCCTCTAACAAGGACGTGCCTCTTACGGGAGCGCTTACGGCTAACGGTACCGAGATAAATCTTTCTTTGCCGCAGGCGGATATTATCAGCGTTACGGACGGGGTTGTCACGGTTATCAATAACGGCGGGTGGACGATCTGGGGGAATTATCTCGCCTGCTACCCTAAAATCTCCGATGTTGCGAAAATGTTTATCTGCACAAACCGCACGCAGGATTGGCTCTGCAACACGTTTATCAATACGTTCTGGCAGTATATAGATAAGCCCTTGTCGCCCGCGCTTAGAGACGCTATTATTAACGCTTACAACACTTGGCTCAACGGGCTTACCGCCGAGGGCAAGCTGTACGGCGGGCAGATAGAATATATCGAGGAGCTTAACCCGCTTACTTCTCTTATGGCAGGAATATTCAGACTGGACACCAAAGCCGCGTCGCCTGTTCCCGCACAGCAGATAGATATGCATATACAGTACAGCGTGGATATGCTTACCGCCGCGCTGTCGTCTTAACGGAGGTGAATTATAATGGCAAACGGAACAGATGAAGGTGTTGTTAATTACGCCTTGTATGAGAACGGAAAAAGGTATCTCGGTATCGCTACCGTAAATCTTCCCGACTGTGAAAGCGAGGTATTTACCGCGAGCGGCGCAGGTGTTGCGGGCGAGGTGGAAATACCCGTTACAAGCTATCTTAAGCCCATGACCGTAACTATAAATTTCAGGCACGCCAACGAAGCGGCGTATACCTTAGCAGAGGAAAGAGCGCATAATATCACTCTTCGCAGGTCTGATGAATACTACGATAACGGTGCGGGTGAGATAGGGTCTACCGAGCGCAAAATAATCATGCGCATATTCCCCAAAAAGCTCACCGGCGGCGAATTAAAGCCCGCCTCTCCTTTGGCGGTATCTGGCGAATACGCTGTGCACTATTACTCCGAGATTATTGACGGCAAGAAAATGTTTGAATATGATCCCATCAATTTCAGATATGTAGACCACACCGGAAAAGACCGCGCCGAAAAGATAAGGCGTGATCTGGGAATGGCGTAAGAGCGCTATCTAATGAAAACGGCTGATACTGACTGCCCCCTGTTTATATGGGGGCAGTTCCTGTTAAGTTTAAGGAGGTTTTATTATGGCTAACACAAAGCAGGACAAGAATTTATCAACAAACGAGGCTGAGATTGAAGCCGAAAAAAACTTTGACGATATGACAGATACCGGAAAAGAGCCTTTTAAGCTCCGCAAGCCCGTTTTAAATAACGGAGAGGAGCTTAAGGAGCTTACATTTGACTTTGAAAAGCTGACGGGCGCTGATTCGCTTGAAATTCAAGCGGAACTTGACGCAATAGGAAAGACTGCCGCCGTTCCCGCTTATTCAAGCGAATATCTTGTCAGAATGGCGATCCGCGCTTGTGAGCAGGACGTTGACATCGGCTTTTTTAAGCGACTTTCTATTGTCGACTTTAACAAGATAATGATGCGTATGCGTTTTTTCTTAATAGCCTCATCGACACAAAGCAGCTGAGGCGCAATATCCTTGTTCTCGCATCGCATGGATATGCGCCGTTGTCTTACTGGGAAGGGTGTACTTTAAGGCAAATCGCGATGTGGATAAAAACACATAACAGGCTTATAGACGAAAGCAAAAAGCAAAAATAAAAGGGGAGACGGGTATGGCAATCGGTAAGAATTATGAAATGCTTATTACGCTGGGTGCACGGCTCAATTCCACATTTCGGAAGTCTTTTTCAAGCGCTCAGAAAATCTTGGCACTCACGCAAAAGGAGATACAAGAACTTAACAAAAAGCAGTCCGACATAAGCTCTTATCAAAAGCAGCAAAAGGGGCTTGAAAGCGCGGAAGCAAAGCTCAGAATGTATAAAGAGCAGCTTGCCAATACCCGCACCGCTTTGCAAAAGCTCGGTGAAACGGAAAACGCCTCGCAGACCGAAATAACGCAGCTTTCCAATCTTGAAGCCGAGCTTAAAACCCGTATAAGCAATACTGAGCTCGCAATAGCCGACAAAACCAAGCACCTTGAGGAAATGCGGCAGAAGCTCTCGGACGCGGGAGTAAATACCGCCGAACTCGCGAAAGAAAGCGATAAGCTTAAGAGTGAAATTGCCGAACTGCAAAAGCAGGAGGAGCAGGCGGCAAAAGAAGCGGAAAATCTGGGCGTAAGCGGCGCTGAGGCTATGGATGCTATGGGAACGGCACTTGTGTCCTCCGGCATTATAGCGGGACTCCATCAGATTTATGACGCATATAAAGAATGTATCGCGGTCTCAATGGAGTTTGACAGCACCATGTCCACCGTCCGCGCTTTGTCCGGAGCTAACGCGCAGGAAATGTCCGAATTGTCGCAAATGGCTAGTGAGATGGGCGCGACTACCGTGTTTACCGCAAATCAGTCCGCCGAAGCTATGACCTATATGGGAATGGCGGGCTGGGACGCTATAGACATGATGAACGGTCTTGACGGTATGATCTCTCTTGCCGCAGCGTCCGGTGAGGATCTCGCTATGGTGTCCGATATCATCACGGACAACCTTACCGCTTTCGGGCTGACCGCCGCCGATACTGCGCATTTTGCGGACGTTCTCGCCGCTGCCGCCACAAATTCAAATACCTCCGTTGCCATAATGGGCGAGACGTTCAAGGGCTCAGCGTCTGTGGCGGGCGCTCTGGGATACAGCATTGAGGACGTTGCTACGGGCGTGGGGCTTATGGCTAACGCCGGAGTTAAGGGAACGATTGCGGGTACCGCGCTTAAAAATATGTTCAACGGGCTGCTTTCCGGAGCTACTCTCTCTGCTAAGGCTATCGGTGAGGTGGAATACACGTCCGTAAAATCCGACGGCACAATGAAAAGCTTTTCAGAGACTATCGACGAGCTGCGCGGCTACTTCTCGCAAATGACTGAGGCGGAGCGCGTTAATAATGCCATGACGCTTGCCGGACAGCGCGGTTATAACGGTCTGCTTGCAATTCTTAACTCCACCGACGAGGACTATCAAAGTCTCTCCGTTTCAATTAACGACTGCTCCGGAGCAGCAAAGCGCATGTCGGAAATTAAGCTTGACAATCTGCAAGGGGACGTTACCTTGTTCCAGTCCTCGGTCGAGGGGTTACGGCATACCATCGGCGGTATGTATGATGAGGAAATGCGGTTCTGGGTACAGGTGGGTACAGATATCCTTACTGGTATCAATGAATTTTGCGAGAAAAACCCTGCTGTTGTCAAGGGTATTATGGCGGCTGTCGCGGGCATTGGCGCTATTGTCGGCGTGTATGCCGCGTATAAAACGGTTGTAGTTGCGCTCACTGCTGCCAAAAAGATACTTGCCGCCGCGTCTGTCACACTTAACGCTAAACTGCTTGTCATTACTGGAACAATCGGCGCTGTAATTGCCGCTTGGCTTGCTTTGCGTGAGGCGTGCAAGACTACTGCGCTTGAAGAAGAAACCCTTACTACCGCCACCGAGGACCAACAGAACGAGGTGTTAAGGCTTAACGGCGCGTATGAAAGAGCTTGTAAGTGGTATGGCGAAACCTCGGATCAGGCTTTTGCTCTGAAATATAACCTTGACGCGGCTACCGAAGCGGTAGAGGCGCAATCGTTCTCGGTAAGCGAGCTTTACAATGAAATTGACGCGCTTAACGACTCCACAAACGCGCTTTTGTCGGAATATAATGCGGGTACCGCAGAGATAGACGAGCAGCAGAAATCCTCACAAATGCTTGTCGCGAAACTGAAACAGATAGGCGCGTCCTCCGAGACGGCGGCGCAAAAGCAAGCGCTTATGCGTCCCATCGTTGAAAAGCTGAACGAGCTATATCCTTCACTGGGTTTAAACGTTGAAAACGTCTCGCAAAAGCTCGACGGGCTGTCAGATGTTATTGACAAAACCGCAAACGCCGACAGTATGCAGGCTAAATACAAAGCGGCAAAAGAGAACTACGATAAACTTATAAAACAGCGGGAAGATCTTCTCAAAGTCTCGGAACAGGCTAACGCCGCTCAAATAGAGGCAAACAAAAGATACAAGGAGGTCTTACCCAATGAAAGCGATTGGGAGTTCGTTCAAGCTATTGGGTATGGGTGGTCATGGGTCAACGGTACTCTGGGAGCAGCAGGGTCGGATCTTGACAAAGCGTCCGAAGAGGCTCGCAAAGCCAATGACAGC